TATCAAGGCCCGTCTTCGGGTTCTTTACCGGAGGACCAAACTGGCTTTTCAGCCAATCATATTCCTTCTGATTGACGTGGATCAGCTTTGTGTCGGGACCAATGCTTGCTTCCTGCACCTGACCGGCCTTTGCCGCGAGGCCGCCCTTCGCATATTTTTTGCGGTGCGGTGGGGTGAAATCAATCTCAACTGGAAACGTCGTCATAATTCACCTAATTCATCACTTGCAGAAACCGCTCTGCCCAATCCCGCCAATCGTCAAACTGGTATGGGTTTGGAGCAGTCGCTTGATACTGGTTGTTGCTGAGAATAACAGATCTCGCCCACTCTTTCCATTGGTCGGGGCTTTCTAAACGCCCAATATCTGAGCCTCGTTGGCTAAGAATGGGGTTCATATAATCCGTCCACTCGATCACTTCTAAAAATCTTGGGTCGATGCCTATCATCCAAGCACCGTTCCGTCTGCTGGCTCAACGTGAGCAAGGCAGAGGCCCATCTGGTAATTGCCGCCAAGCGTGTTGCTCTCAAACCGGAACCGCATCTGACGGCGGATGGTCTTGAGGTAAACCACCTGCTCCTGCGGTGTCTGCGGCTGCGCGACAAATGTCTGGGGATCGGACACCACTTCCGGCGCACGAGCGTTTGCCCGGCCAGTCACTTGAATTGTCATGTCGCCTGACTGAACAAAGTCAGGCTCGACCATCACGACGCGAAGGCTCTTGTTCTGAGAATCGTCAGCGGCAGCAAGAGAGATGTCGGACGTTTCAAAAAATGACTGGATCGGATTGATAAGCTGACCGGCGATCTCATCGACACCATCCTCGTGACGCCAGAGCGAATAACCCGTCAATGCTGTCACTTGGAAATTCAATCCTGTTCCATTCCCGCCGATGAGCGTGTTTGAAACAGTCAAATTATCCCCGACATTGTATCCCATGCCGCCATTAACGACGGTTACGTTTGTGACCGTGTTGTTTGCAACAATCACATTGACCGTTGCGCCCATTGCTTCCGGTGTCGTCGTATCGCTCACAGCAACATTGTAATACGTCCCGTTGCTGTATGAAGACCCACCCGCCAGGCTTCCGATGTCACGAACAGATTGAATTGATTCATTGCCGCTCATGATTGGATAGCGATAGACTTTGGCGTATTGACCATTGCAACGGCCAGCGTTTGGAAGAACGGTGTCATACCAAGTCTGTTCGCGGATATTGAAGATCACCGCATGTGAACACTCTGTTGCGTCGCCAAACGGGAAACACCACCAGATTTCACCCCAGCGCGGAACCTTGAAAGCAAACACTTTTTGGCGCTGCGCAAAGTTAAGGTTGTCGAAGAACCAGTTTTGGTTAAGCGGGTTCGGAACTTCCTTCACGACACCGTTATACATCAAGAAGCGGTCAACGCCGCACCAGAAGAAGATGCCGTCATACTCGATCACGGATTGAGACGAAAGAATAGAACTTTCATCCGAGATTGTATCAAATGTAAATGTGGCGTTTCCGCCAACAAAAGACATGCGAATAACGCTGTCCAAGCTCCAGAGAATTGCTGATGGAGAATTGTCAGCGCCGCCGCGAGATGTCTGACCGTGGACAATCTTTTGCCCGGTCACATAGGCTTCACCGCCACCGCTGACTGTTGTCCAATCTGTCGGATCATCAGGCGCAGACCACGCGACATATCCGTTGTTTCCATATGCGACAACATATGGATGCAAAATTACAACACCGCCCGAAACATCAGGTGATGTCCCACCAAGATCAGTAAAGGCATTGGTCGCTGTTGTTGCACCAATATAGATCGGACGATTTGCGTCACTTGAAATATCATTCAGGTTTGGCGCAGCATGAGCAACAATTGCTGAATTGGCAGTAATTGGATCATAGAAAATATCAAACTGCCACATATTGTTGAGATCTGTGGCAAACCCGGCAGGGGTTCTATCGTAGACTGGAGTTGGGTTCCCGTTATTGTCAATTGCAACTTGCTCCAGATAGCTTGCTGAACCAATCTGGACATAGAGCATGTTATTGACAGATGAGGTTATCATCCCACGATTTAGGCCGCTGACGTTATTTGTCACTTGACGGTATCCAGCCATCTTGCGCGGGAGACCACGCTGGAACCGCATCCATTTTGCATCAATGTAGAAGTCGCCCTCGAAACGGGTTCCGTCTCGTTTGACACCAGCAAGAGATTTGATGTGTATCGGGCGGGTTGGCATGATTATCCCAATGCAATTGCGTATGCGATAGCGTTCTCACCATCAATGACCGATTGGGCAACGATGGCGGCGTTTGTTTGCGCTGTTGAATAAACATCGAGCGTTACGCGGGCGGCTGCGGCCGTGATCGACGTAACCGTGACATTGAAGCCCGAGCCAGACCCACCAAGGTTTGTGTTTGAAGCGGAGAGAACGTCTCCCGCTTCATAACCAAGACCTGTGTTCGTGATCGTGACGTTGGTGACAACCGTGTTTGCTGCAACACTGATGTTGGCTTGCGCACCAGCGCCAGTTCCACCTGTCAGCGGGACGTTTGTATAGTTGTTGTTTACATATCCAGATCCACCATTCAGTGAACCGATTGTTGCAATAGATCCGGGCGTCGTGAACAGCGAATCACCGATGATAGATGCACCAAGGTTAGCACGGGCTGCTGACTCTGTTCCGGATTGGAAAACTGAAATACCTGTTGAATTGCCGCCAAGGTTAATCAAAGCAGCGCCAGCAGAGTTTGCGCCCGTGCCGCCGTTAGCGACAGAAATAGGCGTTGAAATACCAGCCGTTGCAGCGTTTAGAACGTCAGTGCCATCACAATAAAGAATTGCGCGAGACGAGGCGGGAACAGCATATCCAGCGCCCGCAGCGGTTTTGACAGTCAAAGCAAATGCGCCGGATGTAGAATTGTCCACCCAGTATTGCTGAATGGTCGGAGGCACAATGATGTCACGGTTGCCCGTCAATGTGCCGTAGAAATTGTATGAGATCTTGTTCTGCTCTGCCGCTGACAACGTGTATGTGCCATTACCAGCAACATTGATAGCGACATAATCAAAAACAAAGTCTGCGTTCTGACCATAGCCAGCGGTGTAAAAATCGGTTCCGTTTGTCAGCACCCAGCAAGATTCGGTTGGGGCAAGGTTCTTTGTCCCAGCACCGTCAATCTCTTCCGTTCCCTGACAATCAATTGTGAGAACGCCAGATCCGCTGTTCCTGACAATAATATACCAGTCATTGCCGACATTTCCGGCAAGAGGAAGAGTTAGGGTTCCAGCGCCGCCCGTCCACATGAGGACTTGCGCACGATCATTCGTGCCGGTCGTATAATTGCTATTAAAGCTCGTGATCGCAGCCGTTGTGGCAAGGCGCGTCGAGATAGCTTTGAGGCCAGCACCAGCAAGACCAGCAGCGTTGGTGACAGACACGCCAGTGCCATACGCCACCGACTCCCATGTCCCGGCCTCTGTCGTATTATCGGTCAGATAAATCTGCCATTGCGTCCCGGACGATGGTGCGCAGAGCGTTGCGCCGGTCGCATCGACAACCGTAAATGTTGCAGTTCCGACGTTGTTGAACAGGATTGTTTGGCCCGTGGACGCAAGCTGCGCATCCGGCGTATAAATCTTCAAACCGCCAGCCGTGCAGTTAACGTCTATGATCCTTGCTGCAATATCGGATGACGCATTGGTCTCAAGCGGCCAGCTTAAAACAATGTCGGTCGTATCCAGCGTCAGGGCGTAATACGATACATCTGACGGGTAGATCGTCGATCCACCAAAGACATTCGTGTAGCTGCCCATTTAAGCCTCCATACGCACGGTGGCGCGGTCTGTGATTTTCTTAATATCTTCTCTGCCAAGGGCAGCAAGGGATCGGTCGTAAAAGCCCTGCCATACGGCAATGCGTTCGTCGTTCTTCAGGAACGGTGTTGCCTCAAGCAGCGTCCCGTAAAGGAGCAATTGAGGAGCATATTCCGTCAGCCAGTTTGTCTGGTTTTCCGTGCTGAGAAGCGCCGGAAGCTCGTAATACATGACCTCAAACGGATAATCATCGTCCGGTGTCGGAGCGATAATCCAATTGTTATAGTCATAATCAGCGTAGAATTTTGGCTCATCCGTCTGGGTATCGTCCGGCCAGAAGTTCCGGATATACTCATAGCTGCGGGTAAAGAGCGGCTTGCGGGTATTGTTCTGGGTTCCGGTCCCGAAGTTGATCGAAACCGTTTCGCGCCAGCGATCAGGCTTTTGGTAAACCGCAACGCCTGCTTGCATGGTATTGGTGACAGCCACAATAAAGCCTTGCAGCTTTAAATCGGCCGTGATCCGGCGTTCAGCAAGGGTGATAAGGCGAGGGATCTGCTCAAAAACAATAGGATCAAGGACGGCCGAATAACCGCGTTCGAGATAGTTCCGAACGTCGGTTTGAAGCGCGTTAAATGTCATTCCGGTCTGAGACATATTATTCACCTATTGCCGCAAAACCATACATCATTCCGGATAGCTTTTCCATGGCAACTGAAAATGCGGCCCGTCTTTAAAACTCTTCCAATCACCACCCCATTCGATTGGCAATTTAAGCTCCGTTGCCGCGTCCTTCATAGCAATGGATAGCGTCTTATAAAGAGGCCAATCCCAGCGGATGTTATCGGCTTTGGTATAGTCTCCCGTTCCATCCATGTCGATGAAGGCAGCGAGATCGACCGCGTGGCCGGTCAAATGGCGGGATCGAAGTGTCTGGGAAGCGCCAGCCGCGACCAGCTTTTGCTGCCGCTCCAGCGTCCGAAGGCCCTCTGTGACGATGAATGGCTGAACCGTGATCTCCGCCGCCCGGTTTATGATGGCAACAAGATCAGGATGGACGCCCTGTAAACGTGTAACTGATCTGGCATCCAACTTCATGTCCGGGCAACCCCTTTGATTTTCTCGTATGTGCGAAGGCCGCCAAGGCCCAGCAAAGCAATGGCAAGTTCGAACAAGCCACCGTCGATTCCGGATGTTTCAGGCATCCCGGTTACATGAAACACGGAACCAAGGAAAAACAGAGCAGGATAGGCAATATAATGCCACCCAAACCCGACGGCACAAATCCAAAGAAGGGCAGGGCGAGCGCCGGAAACCCAAATGCTTGGATTGGCAGCTTCAACCTCATTTACTTTGGTCTGGCTGGTGTCCCACGTCAGGAGGGCATCACGCAGTTCTTTTTCCGCTTCAGCCTTTGCTGCCGGATCGGGAACAAACTTGTCAAGGACTTTGAGACCAGCCGCAACAGCCTCACCAATTCCAAAGGCCATTTAGTTCCCCTGTAATTCTT